TCCTGAATCATAAACATAACCGAATTGAGCGCCTTGGCTTGTTCCAGTTGTACCCATCAATAAAGATGAATATGTTTTTGAACTTACCGTGTATGTTCCATTTATCCTTGCATTTGGTGATGCGGCACTTGTTAAATCCAACTTATAAACTGGCGAACTCGTCCCAATACCCACATTGCCAAGCACAGCAAGCCCGTTGTTGCCAACGCTTGTCAGGGATGAATAACCTATACCTACTGCGCCTACACCGCCTGTGGCTCCAGAGATACGCATAAACTCTGTGCCGCCAGTAGTGCCTGCCCTGTCTGTTCCAAAAATAAACGATTGGTTTGATGAGTTTGCGTCAGAGTCCACATTGAAGAACATGGACTCAGGTGAATTTATAAACGCATCGTAAACAAGGTCTGTGCCTAAAGTTAAAACACCGGGCGCAACGGCAAGGCCAGTGGAGGAGGTGGTTGTAATGGTTGCCGCATTGACTACATGCTTAATATTTTGACCGCTTACGGCATAAACAATGGTGTCGTCAGAGTTGTTGCCGATTAGCTGACTCTCAAGCCCAACATAACCTTTGCTAACGCTGTTGCGCTTAAAGGTAATGAACGAACCCCATCCGCTTGTAGAACCGCCATTTAGTGTGATACTTGACGAAGTAGCCCCTGTGCCGCCAGTGCCAAATACATTCTCCCCGTTACCCGCACTGACTGTACTCGTAGCACTCAGCGTTCCAGTGACTGCTGTGTTCCCACCAATGGTGGCAGTACCAGCCAAGTACAAGTTACGAGGGCGTGTTGCACCACTTGCCCCAATGTCGTAGGTGTTGTCGGTGAAGATCAGGTTGCTGGTAATCGTGCTGTTAATGGTCAGCGTGTCGGTAGACGCATCGCCAACGGTCACGTTGCCGTTTAGGTTCACACCACCAGTCAAGGTCAACGTCCCACCAACTGTCAGGTTGCGCGACAAGAACAAGTCACGAGGGCGGTTAGCTCCCGTAGCGCCAATGTCGTACGTAGCGTCAGTGAACAACAGGTTGCTATTTACAAGCGCGGCCACAGACAACGTATTGGCAGAGGTAGCGCCCAGTGTGGTGTCACCAGACGAATACAGCTTGCTGATCGACACAGAACCCGTACCGTTGGGAGTCAACGTGATGTTGCCGTTGATACCTTGAGCAATTTGAAGCGTGCCAGAATTTGAGCCATTGTTGGTCGTCAAATTCAAGTTACCCGTACCGTTGGTGGTTAGCGTAGTGTCGGTGTTTGAGTCACCCATCTGCACGCGATCAGCAGACAAGATCACATCGCCTGTGCCATCGGGGGTCAGCGTGATGTTGCCATTTGCGCCGTTGGCGATCACCACAGTGCCGGAGGTTGTGCCTGAGTTGGTAGACAGTGTGAGGTCAGCAGCGCCACCGGTGGTTACCGTCAGAGCGCCTGCGCCATTAGATGTCAAGGTGGCTGCGGCAGCAGAGTCACCAACACGCACTGTGTCGGCATCCAGTTGAACGTCGCCCGTACCGTTAGGGGCAATCACCACGTTGCCGTTGGTGTCGGTCGAAGAGATTGTGTTGCCATCAAGGCGCAGGTTGTCTACGTTGATGATGGTGGCCGCAGTTGTTGAGCCAATCGACACACCGTCAATCGTGCCACCAGCAATCGCCACCAGAGCCATTGTTGCAGTGCCGTCAATCCACAAACTTCTCCACGAGTTTGCAGCAGAACCTAAATCGCGGGCGTTGTCAGTCGAGGGCACCAGATCAGAAGCAAACCGTGCCGTAGCAGTGATGGTGTCTGATGTGGCGTTACCCAGCGTGGTGTTGCCGTTGATCGTGGCGTTACCGCCTACAGTTAAGTTGCCAGTGATGTTGCCGTTGACAATGGTTGTCACGCAAGAGTTGACGTTTGTGGCATCACAGAACAAGAACGCAGTGTCTCCAGCAGCTACTGCCACACCTGTACCCGCAGAGGTCTTCAGGGTAACAGCGTAGGACGTGTTGTTCTGCAACACATACAGTTTTGCTGCGGCAGGGCAGATGATCTCGGCAGCGGCAGTTGGAGCGCCACCACCAGTAGCTGCAACAAGCATTGCACAACGCGACTCTGAAGTCGTACCGTTGGCTGTGGTCAGCGTGTGAGCGTTGGCAGTCCAAGTATTGATCGTTGAGAGGCCAGCAATGGCTTGCTCAATCATCGAAGTGATGTTGTCGTTAACAACGTCACCCCATGTACCAGAGAGTTCCCCAGTGACGGGAAGCGCCAATTTCAGCGTTGGTGTGTATTGTGTGGTCATCTGTTTACCCTCTTATGTGACAACTTGTTGCCAGCCCGCAGTTTGCGTATCACTCACAGCAGTCCATCCGGGTGCCTGAGCATCATTGATATTTTGCCAGTTTGCTGACTGCCCGTCATCTATCTGGCCCCAAACATTTACTTGTCCTATCTCTCCAGTGGCAGAAACCCCAGTTACCATGGCAGTTGCGCCTGCCGCAACCGTTACCGTCCCAACCTCCATCGTGCCAGAAACGCCCGTAACGGAGACAACAATCGACAAGGCGAAGGATACCTGACCTATTGCGCCAGTGGCTTCTACGCCCGTCGGGAAAATATCGGCTGTACCGGTGGCAACTACCGTGCCAAGTTCACCGGTGGCGGACACGCCTGTGGCGTAAACAATGGCTTCACCAACAATGGTGACGGTACCCACCTCGCCGGTAGCAGACACGCCCGTGGGAAATACGTTGGCTGTGCCAGTAACAGTTACAGTGCCAAGCTGCGTTGTGCCATCTACCCCTGTGACTTGCACAATGGCGTCTGCCTGCACCGCCACAGTACCCACTTGGCCCGTGGCTTCCAACCCGGAAGGGTACACATTGGCGTCTGCCGTTACATCTACCGCCCCAACAAACCCAGTTGCTTCTACGCCCGTGACCTGTACAACGGCCTCGGCCACTACTGTGACCGTGCCAATTGCGCCCGTGGCGCTGACCCCATCTACAAATACTTCAGTTAGGTTTTCTCCCCACGAGCCTCTACTCCATGGGCCAGAACCCCAGCCTACGTATTCGATAGACGAAGCCACCTATTCACCGTCAGGCGATGCGCAAGATCGCGTTGGTTGCGTCTGCGGCAGGGAACTGAATGGTGAAGTTGCCAGCAGTTGAAGTCTTATCGCCACCAAAATCCAGTACAGCAACCGCAGGGTTGGTTGTGCCATTGGCCAAGTAAATCAACGCGCCACGCGCAGTGATCGTAGCCGTAGTCCATGTGGTGTCCGAAAAGTCTAAGAACGCTGTGGTGCCCGTAGACGTGGGTATTTGACTGACTACCAAAATGTTGCCACCCGCAGAGTAGCCGGTGCCAGAAACTTCGTTAGATGTGCTGTATGCGGTCGTAGCTGCGCTAAGCGTAGCGGACGACGTGAACAACGCGATTTTAAAAACTTGGGTTGTGCCTGTACCAAAGTCAAAGGCTGCATCGAGGATGCCGACTTTGAACGAGGTGCACATTGCTTGTGTGATTGCCATTTCTTACTCCTTAACTTACTGGATTGCGGACTTGAACAGTACGATACGTGTCTGTACGTAACTTACCATCACCCAAATTCTTCAAGAGGCCAATTGCCTGAACATACAGTTGTTGATACTGGCCCACCAAGTCTTGCTCACCCTTCATGAAGCGAATAGCCTCAACCAGTGCGCCGTTCAAGAGAGCAGAATCAAACTCAGTGCCTAACCACGTAGTGCCCGCTGTGACAATGGACTCTGGGTAGTAGCCGTAGTGCAACTCGGCACTGTACGCCTGATCAGGTGTGGGGCCAACAATAAACGCAGAAGCATCGAAGATGGCGTAATACTTGGGGATTGTGCGCGTGGCGGTTACATCCCGTGGGTAGGCTTCACGAATGAAGTTCACATCCTTGTCAACCAAGTAGTGGTACTCACCACTGGATTCAATCACGGCCAACGAGTACACATAAAGGAAGTCAGACGGAATCTGGAGATACTTGTTACCAGTCGTCATTGCTCCTGTTACGTTCTTGCGAATAGCAGGAATCTGCACCGTGTTGTAAATCTTCTGCTCAGCCTGTTCGGTGAACATAGCCAACTCCTGCGCAGAAAACTCGTTCTCGCAGATGTTCTCAATGTTGGTGCACAACTCGGTGTAGTTCATGCGCTACCTCTTAGGCCATTGGGCCGCGAGCCATTACGCCTTTGGTGGCTGCGCCAGTACCGCGAATTTTAATGCCGCTGGTTTTTGGGCCAGCATCATCACGCTTGTAGATGGTTCCAACAGACATGTTCACAGTATC